ACCAGCACCAGAGAACTGCGTCCAGGCGATTGCCGTGGAGCCGACCGTAATCGTGCCGTTCGTCGAAATGACGAAACCCTTGTCGGAGTTGACGGTACCTTCTTCAACGAAGGTGAATGTTCCCGGACTTAGTTCACCGGTGTCTGCGGTTCCGTTTGCATCAGATGCGCGAACAGCCGCGCCCGAAGCCTGAACAACATAAATGCCGTTGTCGACGTGTGCGGCCCCGTCAACGCCTTGGTCCTTTACGAGAACTCTGTTGCCGGCAGCGAGTGTTACGCCGTCAATTACGTCGCCAGCCTCAAGTTCTGTGGAGAGGTTGATTGTGGCGGTGGTGGCGGCGCGAACGGACTGCTTGACATCAAGACCCTGACGGGCTGCGTCCACGTACCCCTTGGTCGCGATGTGCGCGGCATCTGTCGGCGTTGCAACCTTTGCGTTGCCGTTGCCATCACGCTTGACGAGCTTGCTCGCCGTTGCGTCAGACGTCGCATCATTGAGCATGTTCCAGAAGGATGCAGGCAGTAGACCGGCGCTATCCGTGTCGGCGACATTGAGCGTGAGGGTGATCGTGCCGTTGGATTCGGTAATTGATAGGGCTTCGGCAATGCCAGCGCCACCACCAGAAACAAGGGTGTGCGGAAGCGATTTCCAACCGAAACCCACACCATCGCCCGTGTAGGCCTTGATTGTGTTGGTCGTCGTGTTGTAGATGAGGCGACCGACGAAATTGCCGGAACTTGGGTCGGTGCCGACTTTTTCAAACGTGGCATTAATCAGCTGGTTCTGATTAAGGTTTAGATTCGTCAAGAACTTCTGAGCCATGTTTACCTCACGTCAAATAGGCGTAACCCGAGAAGGGAACCGTGAACGCCACGGTCACCTGAGAGTTACTGTTATATGTTACCTCACCAACGACCACTGTATCTGCAGAGTCGACTATCGTAACCGATGGCTTGCCACTCAGGGGGTGGTTTATTACCCAGGTTGCCGAGACGGCGCCTTGCGCGTGGACATGCCTCCTCGTTAGGACCGTCTGACCGGTTCCCGTCGTCAGGGTTATTTGATTCGGTACCTCCTCATTTACGTCAACGTCTATGCGTACGTCTTGGACGATGACCTGATTGGGGACAGTCACCTCGTCACCCCCTCGGACAGTTCAAACTCGCCTTGGAGTATTCTGCTGACCACGCCAGCGCCGCTGATTATCTCAATGTCGTATACGCCCGAATCGGTCAGCCCGTCCGTATCGGTCGCGCTTATGAGAAGTTCAATGATCCCACTTGCCCCACCAAGGGTTATACGCCCGTTTTCGGTGGTGAGGGAGATGATTGGTGTCGCTGACTGGAGGGTGCGCCTGACCTGCATCCTTGCCGTGTACCCCGTGAAATTCCACGGTAGGTAATCCGGATCTATCGCCGGGGAGCTTGGATCTGGGTACCTCAGGGTTATTGTTCTGGCAAATGTGGATCCCTGTTGGCACGTCATGTTGTAGACGCCAGCAAGCATGAGGGGACCTCCGGTAGGAAAACTCCCTCCATTGTAAATCAAGCCGACCGTTCTGGCAGGCAGTAAATCAGACGACGCTCGCCGAATCCTTGTTCGGGCCGACCTTCTTGAGTCCGAGCGCCATGGCCACGGAGAGGGCAACTGCCGACACGCCGATTTTCAGGCTGTCCGCCTTGAGGAGGTCGTCGGGGTTCGCCCCCGTGGCGATCCATGCGCCGAGGTATGCCTGAAGGAAGGTGCGACCCGACCTCTCTGCTGTGTCCTTGAGGAACTTGGTTGACATGGTGGTTTCCTTTCGGTTGTTTACCGATGACTATCTTAGCACTTATTCAATGGTGCTCACATTGAACACCCCGAATTCAGCGTCGTCAAGCACGAAGGGGATGACCGCCACCGATTCGTGCGAAAACACGAAGCCCGCCGGTCGTGCTGGTTCTGCCGCGGCGAGAACCTCGGCACTCTCCACCCCCGCCGCAGCGACAGACGGCGTCTCGGAAAGAAGGGTTTTGATTCCTATGAGAAATGGGTTCCCATTCAGGACCGGGGTGAGAATGACGAACTTGCTCCCCGTCAGAACGGTCTTTACGGCAGCCCTTATTGCTCCTTGCGACCCAGCCCTGTGCCCGTAGGATCTGGTTGATGCCTGCCATCGCCTGAAATCAAACTCATCGGTATCGTGGATTTCCTCTCCGTTGACGAAAATGTTTGGCAGGAGTCTTGTGCCAGCCAGCATTGCGGCATAATCAAGGTACTCTGGCGGCATGATTTCCACATCAAACAATTCGCCGCGCCTCAACCTGTAGTACGGCGATCCGGGGATGTTTGTGTTTGAGTGGCCGATTTCGTCCACGCTGTTGTTCTGCATGTACAAATACGTGTCCACAACCCTTGACATGTCCGCGCTCAACGAGTGAAAAAACTTGGCGACGGGTCGCGTCGGGTTCGTGCTTTCAGCGTCAACATCGTGAATGACATCCGGCAGCATGGCCCTGCCATTTAGCCACATCTGGTCAAAATTCTCTGGTCTTGACAGGGTGAGACAGGGGGCCGACATGTGGACGCTGTAGTTCGGAGAAGCGTCAACGAGGATTGTGATTGTCGCATCTGCAGTGAATGTGCCCTCATGTCCGAACGTGTTCTCGTGCGAATAAATTGCGTTCCACGCGCCGGCAGACAGCGTTTGCGTGTTCGGCTCGACGCTCGTGAAGGGCATGTGGGCATGGTGCAGGTACGTGGAAACATTCACCGGAAAGTCTGCATACATTACCGCACTGAACACCAGCGGCTCCCTGACGTCCGGCCATGCAATACTTCCCTGCGTTCCGCGCAGCGTCGTCACTCCTTGTGGATTGACTATTTTTATAACCTGTCTGTCGGATTTCCAAGATTTGTTGTCGTCAACCGATGCGGTCCCCGGGGAATCTGCTTTCCATGCATTCTGAATCACTGGCGCCAGCACGTACTCCCCGTCGGCATCCACTCGCCGCAAAGCCAGGGCTGGCGACAGCAAATTTCTTTGGGCTATTTTGAGTGTCATGCGAACGACACATTCAGGGTTATGTCCGCTGGGAGAAGTCTCGGCAGCGTCCCTTTCTCGTCAAACACCTCGTCTCCGGCTGCGTTCGTGGTCGCATTGTCGCACGTAAACGACAGCGCATCCACCCGCATGACGTAGGGAATTGATGAGAGCTGAGACAGGAGATTGTTTTTGCGTATGGCCGGATCGGTCAGGGAGAATTCCGTAGGAGAAAGGTAGTTTCCCATCAGTGTTTTTATCGAACTGGCGACCGACAGAAGATCTGCGAATTTTGACACCTTCACCGTTGTGTTTAGCGTTACGGGGACAATCTCGAAGCCCTCGACGACGAGCACGAGTCCGCCGAGCAGGCGATCGCGAACTTCTTCGTATATTCGCAGTCTGTCAAACTCCGACACGGGTTCGTCGTTGCCGTAGACATAGAGCGTGACGAAGCCGGGGGCATTTGCGCCGCCGACCAGACGATTTGACAACCCGTTGGTCAGGTCGTAGGCCTTCGCCCTCCCGACGAAATCGTAGTTTGCAAGGACAAACGACTCAATTTGCTGTGCGGTGCTGGATGTGGAGGTCATTGATTGCAGAAACGTGGAGAATCTGGAAAGGTATGCGGCATCGCTCTCACCGAGAAATCCCTGAAAGAAACCGGTCTGGGCAACGGCCACATCGCTCACCTGCTGGGAGCTCATTATCGTGAGCGCCTGCCCCGCCGATATTGTTCTTCTTTCGCCGGTAACCACAGCCGTGGCGATGGTGTCCGTGTAGGGCAATGGTGTTGGTGGGTTTGCATTCAAATCCGGGGTGACGGCATCAATGGTTATCCCGTTGGGCAGTTCGTAGTACTCCCTGTACGTCTGCCCGCCCGCAATGAATGAGTGTTCCAGCAGTGTTCCGGCTTCAAGGGCTCCGCCGACGTAATCAAATGCGGTTATTCGCACCGGAATTGATGCAAATGTTGCTTCCGCCCTGCCCACCCCCATGAATGTCGCCAGCCCTTCGGCGAGCCTGTCCGGCAGGGAATTGATGTGGTTGATCGCTATCGTGGTCAGGAACGAGAACGCCTGAATCATTCCATCCTCAATGGTTCCCGGCCTCACCCTCAATTGTGGAACATTCATCTGCAGGAGTTCTACGGCGGTGAGGTACAGCTCACCGGGATCTTTGTCGTAAATCCTCAGATTGACGTATGGGCTGAAATCTACCGACATTTCATTTCCTCCTGAATGTGACCTTCAATTGCAAGTTCCCAGTTCGTTCATTTTGTTCACCTTCGACCGACTCAATCTCTACTTCTGGGACAAACCTGTTCGCCTGAATCAAGAACAGCCCCCTGCTGACCTCCGTGAACGACGGATCGAAGACCCCGAAGGTCGGGGTGTAGGGATGCGTGCCCGGTTCCGTCAGCGCCGCCATGCTTAGCAGTTGCGAATAAAGATTGTCATCTTGTTCATCGAGGGTGGCAAAAGATCCGTTGGCATCAAATGAAAGCGGGAATTTGAGGGTTGCCATATGTCCATTTTGCCATTCATCTCATGGGTGTCATTGGTAGTCCGAATCAGTGCGAATGTGGGTGCGAGTGTGAACTCAGGGTGCTCGCCAACGCATTTATCTGCGCCTGGAGCTGGGCGACTTGCTCTGCCAATTCGACCTTTGTGGCGAACACATCGGGAACCACATTGCTCCTGCCGAACACGACGAGTTCTTGGTTGTCATTGGCGACAAACCCGCAGTACACGGAATCGCCTACTTTCAGCCTTTTTGCCTTGGTGGTGTCAAGTGCGGCAACATTGGCCACATGAATCCCTAGCCCCGGTATGCGAATTCGGACCGTATTCCCCTGCCCAACCGCCGTGACCTTAGCCTGATAGATGCCGCCCCCTCGGAACGGATTCGGTGCGCCATTGTTTGAGTTGACCAAATCTGGATGTTGACCCCTCATGGCAACGGCCTCCTTCTTTTGCCAGTGTCAACCGGCATTGTTTCTCCCTTGATTATGAATGGAATCAGCACATCTGGGCCAATCGGGTCATCAGTGTTCGGGTACATTGGCCCGACCGGAAGGTTCACAATTTTTTCCTTCGGCTTTCGTTCTGGTGTTGAGAATTGAATGCCGACGGGGTTGGGTGACCGCTCCTCGAAATCCACTGCGGTGACGAGGTAATAACCAACAAATGTTGGTATGCCTCCGACAAAGACGGTCATTCCGGGTCTCACCCCGACGCCATTGGTGCGATCAATGGTCGCCGACCCCTTGGCCTCCAGAACCTCATTGTCCGACCTGCTCATGGATGGTATTTTCTGCGCCTCGTAGTCGCGCCCAGCCTCACCCGGCATGAGGGGCACGTAGCGCCGCGTAACCCGCTTGGTCACCATCCTTTGAGTTTTGGGATCCTTGACCTCGTGCACATAGCCGATGGCATCTGGCCCCCATTTGTACATCAGCCATTTCATGGATGCAAAGTACAATGTCCCATCAGCCTCAAAGCACTTGAATTTCGCCTGTTGTGCGAGGTTCTGAATTACATCCCATGTTGAGTCGCCTTCGTTCTCCCCGCTGGCTTTGGTTATCTTTTTCTTCTTGTCGGTGTGTTCGGCGACGAGTTTCAGCCCGTACTTTTTGCAGGCGGCCGCCACATACGAAGTTCCATCGCCGTCTATCACTTCGGGTTTCTTGTCTCGCTTCATTTGTTGAACCGCCTTTGGCCTGCACTTGATGGTCCAAATCGGGGAGACGCTCTGCTCCTGGTCGACCGATATGTCGGCGACCTCCATTAGCAATGTTTTGAAAGTTATTCCAACTCGTTTGTTGTTGTCGTCAAAATCCGATTTTGCTATGGTTCGTGACACGTACGTAACATCCCTGCCGATGTTGAAGTAGTTGCCCTCGGCGAACGAATTGGGGGCGTAGCCTCCCGTGTCGCTCAATTTCCTCTTTGCGCCCGGCGGGTTGAAGTCCCTGTCTATGATTTTCAGGGTTATCTCCGTCGCCATGTCCATGCTGTAGTTGACGGTGCATGACAGTATCGAGTCGTTCATTTTCTCCTTGATCATCGTCGGTATGTCCCCGAAGCTGACGTTGAACACCTCTGCCCCGCGGCTGGGGATGGAGTCGGGGGAGTACCCGGTTGTGTTGTAGTTGGGCATATTGCTAACCGCCGCTCACTGGTTCACGCCAGAATTAAACGTAAGGTACTTGTTCAGTTTTTCTTCTGTTGTTGTTGTCTTGTCGGTGCAGTCATACGTCCACGTGCCGTCTGGCTTTTTCTTTTTGCACGGCTTTATCGGTGGCATCTGAACTATGTTTACATTCTCAATCGGGATCTCCTGTAGGGTCATGCTGCACGTCGCCCGAGAAATTTGGTTTGCCTTTGTCCCCTGTGCCCGCACTGAGCCGCTCGGGGTTCTCTGCACCGATGTGACGGTGAACTCGGCTATGACAAACTCTATGCCCCTGCCGCCAGTGATTGGCGGCCAACGCACCTCGTTCTCCATGAACCTGTCCATGTTCAGGAAGGTGACCGGGTACGGGGTCTGGGCCATCTGTCGCAGTTTCTCTATGTCGTCCTCGCAACTGTGCAGGTAGCCGAAACCCGTTGACCCCTCGTATTGCCTGTCGGCAAGGTCAAAGTTGAAACTGATTTTCAGCAACTGGAACCCCTGCCAGTCCACTATCGGAAAATTCCCTGTTCTCTCTATCTCCGTCCATCTCGTGCCAATCCCGGTGTAGTTGACCTCGCGCGGTGCAAACGGGAAGACGAAACTGCGCGGTTTCGTGTCGCCAATTGATGACCCGTCCTTGGCAAATACCTCGTAGGTTTGCACCAATTCTGGTCGGTCGGTGAACGATGCTTGTCTCACCCCCTGTTTGTAACCCGGCAAACCGCGGACGACCTGAATTCTTATTGTTTTGCTATTTGCTTTTCCACCCGAATTCGATGCTCCACTGGGGGTGCCACCAGACTCGTCCTTCTTGGGGGCCGCGGGCTTGAGGCCTCTGGCGAATTCGTTGAGCGCGGCGTATGCGGGGTCGGTGTTGACGATTGCGAGCGCCGCCTTCCTGCTTATGTTCTGGGACTTCATGAGGCTTACAATCTTCGCCTCGCGCAGTTTTTCAAAGAATATCTCTTTGAGCAACGAGAGTGGGGCGCCGACCTTCGCTTGGTTCTCGAGAAATCTTTCCAGTTGTTTCTGCGTCAGGGATTGGACCGAAGCTGGGTTGATGAGTTTGTTGGTGCTGTCGGCAATAATCTTGCGCCAATCTTTCGGCGGCCCAGGGTCTGTATTGTTGGGATTCTGCCCGTCGGCCGGGTCGTCACTTTCTTTTTCGGGGGCGGGAGCACCGCCCGTCGTGTATGGTTTTTGGCTCCCCCACGATGTGAGTCCGAACGCCAGAGATATTCCCTCGACATTTTTGAGGCTTACGCGAAGGGTTTGTTTTATGGACGGGCTTATCCTTCCCCCGGTACTCGTCCCAACGAAGGACAGGGTGTACGCCGTATATGACGAGTTGGCAAGACGTTTGTTGACCGAGTTCGCCGCCTGTTTGTCCAGGTTGCCCATCCACTCGTTGAGCTCGTCTTTACTCGCAAAACCAACCGAGGCGGCGCCCACATGGTTGCCGGAACCACCCCAATAGTTCGGCGCACCGGCGGTGCTTTTGAGGAATTTCCCCCAGTGAAGACCTCTCTCCTTTCCCGCAGGATTCGTAAATCTTGACTTCGCCTCGCCCTCACTCCCCGTACGTTCTATTTCTGGAAAACCTTTGCCTGAATTGCGTATCTGAAGTCCAAACACGTACCAGTATTTGTTTCTGGCCGCTTCCGCTTGGGCTTGGGTTGAGTTCGGATAATTCTCCGGCGCATAACCGGGTATCCAGTTCTCTTCCACCACCGGGTATGACCCACCCATGCTTGTCCCATCAAAAATTGTTACGGGGAGGAATTTTTGTTCATTTGGCAATTTTCTCGGCGTCCAACCCACGTTGCGGCCCAACGAATCTACCCTGCTTGGTTGATCCGCAAATTCGAAGTTCGGAATAATTATGTTTTGTTTCGGGCCGTCCCTGTTTACCGATTTCCCGCTGGTTGTGGCGAACTGCGCGGTTTTCAGTTGTTCCGCATTTTTGATGTGCGAATCAATTTCTTCCGCCGCTTCTGACTCAAAGTACAAAGCCTCCCAAGGACGGTTCTGTCCGAGTTTTACGCAAACACCGGGGTACCGAACCTGCGTTCCGGAAGGGAGCTTCACGACATCGTCAACAGTGGTTGACGGAATATCCGGTTGCGGTATGTTTCTCGTCAGGGAAATTTTGTTTGTATCGTTTGGGTTTCCGCTGACGTTCGGTATCCCGCGTATCACCACGTCCCTTTGTCCTGCTGTTTTGGAGGAGGGGATGGAGGAACTCCTCGGTGTCTTCTCTACGGGGTCGTCCTGCAGGTAGAACGTCGCCCCCGGGATGCCCGTATAATTGCCGAGAATCTGACCCCTGGTGCCGTCGCCATAGAAATTGATTGCCTTCGTGGCGAAGGCCTTGCCGGTTGTCGAAGTGCCAGTAGCAAACGATTTTGACGACTGCCCGGTCGGCGTCGCACTCAGACTCACCGATTGGCTCAGTGAGCTGGTCGCCAGAAACCAGTCAAAAAGAATTCCGCGCTGGTTTCCGCTCCCCGATTGCCATCGGAGCCACAGACATTGGTATTGCCCAAAATCAAAGTATGCGTTTGGGTGTTTGTTAATAAGCATTTCGTACATTGACCCGTATCCCCCGTATGGTCTATCGCTCGCCAAGGGGGAGATTGTTGTGTGCGGGGTTTGAGCACGAATGTCGACCAGTTGAGTATCTTTGTAGTATTTTTGATACGACGCCTGCGTGCTTGGGTAGTAAATCTCCCGATACACCTTCATCCACGTGGATGCCTCAAAGACAATCTGGCTTCCCGCATAGCCGACCAACTTGACTTTTTTGTAATAGGGGGTCTCTTCCCAGCTCATCATCTCGCCGATGTTCACCGAAGGTGCCAAGGCGGTTCGGAATCCGTAAAGCTGTTCCCTGATGGAAAGCGATGCATTGACGGCTGAACCAATCAGAATGCCCGATGCTATGCAATTTTTGGGCCTGCCCTGGTCTGGGTCGCCGAGGAAAGCTTTCAGAACTTCATTTGCAACCGGGTCTCCGGTGTTGTAACTGCTCATCTTCGTTGCCTCTCGTTCTCGAGCACCAGTCTCATCTGGCGCACCGCCGCGTCAGCCGTCGCCTTCGGGTCGCCCGTGCCCGTCACGTTCATGTTGATCGTGATTCCCCCGCTTTCACCGGATGATGCACCGAGGCGCTGACGATAGGCCATCGACCCCATCGGCGATGCCGCATCGCCGTAGCGACCCGGGCCCGGTACGACATGCAGGTGCCTTCCGCCGTTGATCCCG